TAATATTAGTGATTACTTGCACGAAGGCGACATAGGAAAATTAATTGACGAAGCAACTCCAGCATTTGAATCTGTGCTAGACAGTTTGCTCATCGATCGTGAAAATGATCCTAACTCAAAAGGCACAGCCAAGCGACTGGCCAAAATGTACTTTAATGAAATAATGGCAGGCAGATATGAACCAGAACCAGATGCAACAGCATTTCCAAATGATTCGGAGGACCGTTACGAAGGTATGTTGGTTGTTCGCAGTGAGCTTCGCAGTATGTGTAGTCATCATCATCAACCCGTTAGTGGCGTTGCTTATATTGGTATTATTGCCGCGCAGAAACTTATTGGACTCAGCAAATACACCCGCATTGCACAGTGGTGCGCCCGAAGAGGCACTCTCCAGGAGGAACTTTGCAATGACATTGCCCGCGAGATTAGCAAGGCTACTGCTTCAGAAAACGTAGCAGTCTACGTTCAGGCTGTGCATGGTTGTTGTGAAAATCGTGGCATTATGGCACACAGTAGTCTAACACAGACTACGGTACTTAAGGGGTCATTTAAAGATGATCCTCATACAAAGAAAGAATTCTTTGATAATATTAAACTACAACAAGAGTTTGCACCGCGATGAAATGGTTTAAAAAAATGCTCTGGCGTTGGACTTGCCAAGGTCGTGAATTTGATGAAAAAGTCTCTAAGATATCTAGTGGTAGATTAATTGGTAGAGATGATTGTGATGCTGTCAGCGACGAACCTATTTTAAATTTCAAAGTGTTTAGTGCAGTAGGTGGCAAGGTTGTAGAGTTTAGGCGCTATGATCGCAAGAATGATCACAATCATTCTACTACTTACATTATAACTAATGATCAAGACTTTGGCGAACGCATTGCTAAAATTGCTATGATGGAAAATTTAAAGTTATGACAGCACAAGAACCAGCACAGGGAATTTTATTGGTAAATTCCTGGGGATCTTCAAAGATGTACAAAGTTGTCTGCGAGTGCGGCAGCGATGGTTGTTCTCATACCGTCGATATTGAAGCAGAGGATACGGGCGTAACTGTGACAATATACACCAAAACTAAAACTAATTTTTGGTCAAAAACACGCTGGTATCACATGTGGACATTGCTGACCAAGGGCTATGTCGATTTCGAAACTGCTGTTGTTATGAATAAACAGGTTGCTCTTAACTATGCAGATGTGTTACAATTAGCAGTTAAAGATGTTGAGGAATTGAGAAATGAAAGAAAAAATTGACGAAGTGATGAATATCCTCAGTGAAGAATGTGCTGAGGTTATACAGGCAGTGAGTAAAATTAATCGATTTGGCATGGACAATTATAAGCCAGGCAAACCTAAAACTAATAGAGAGCATTTAGAAGAAGAACTCGGCGACCTAATGGCTATGATTGATATTCTACAAGAAATGGATGTTGTTAGTTATACTAACATTGAAAAATCTGCTGAAGCAAAACATGAAAAATTAAAAAAGTGGTCAAACATTTATGAGCAAAATTAAAATCGCAGAGTTGTTTTACTCTATACAAGGAGAAGGCAAATACATGGGAGTGCCTAGTGTGTTCCTCAGAACGTTTGGTTGCAATTTTACTTGCAGCGGATTTGGTATGCCTAGAGGTGAACTGAGTATGGAGGCTGCTGGTATTGCAGCCACACATTCATTGGTTACACCTTTTCAAAAGTATGAAGATCTTCCTTTAGTAAGTACAGGGTGCGACAGTTATGCAAGTTGGATGCCCGAGTTTAAAGACCTAAGTCCAATGCTTGAAAGTAATGCTATAGTAAATCGCATTATGGAGATACTTCCGTATCGGCGTTGGGAAGATGAGCATCTGGTTATTACGGGCGGCGAGCCGTTGCTAGGTTGGCAACGTGCTTATCCAGAGTTGCTAGATCATGCTAGTATGGCAGGATTAAAAGAGATTACCTTTGAAACAAACGGTACTCAAAAACTTACTCCAGAATTTAAAAAATATTTAGCAAACTGGATTGACAGCAACGCAGATGGTCACATGCGTAATAGTAACAGTCTTACCTTTAGTGTCAGTGCTAAACTTCCATGCAGTGGTGAGAAGTGGGAAGATGCTATCTGTCCAGAAGTAGTTTGTGAATATGAACAAGTAGGTACAGTATATTTGAAGTTTGTTATTGCTACAGAAGAGGATCTTAAAGATGCTGAAAGGGCGGTTGACGAGTTTCGGAATCGAGGTTTTAAAGGCCATGTGTACATTATGCCTGTTGGTGGTGTTGAACAAGTGTACGCTCTTAATAATAGAGCAGTGGCAGATATGGCAATGCGAAAAGGATGGCGGTACAGTGATAGACTTCAAGTGCCGTTATTTAAAAACGAGTGGGGTACATGATGATTAAACAATTTTTTAAAAAGATTACAGGTATTCAAGCAATTGAAGACTTGCGAAAAGAAGCAGAAACTGCTGCCGTCGAAGCAGTTAAAGCGGCAGCAATGGCCAAGGCAGAATCGGATGCTGCCATTGCCGCATCAATTGCAGAAACACTTCGTGTAAAAAAAGAAGAGGAGCAAGCGAAACTTAGCCCAAAAGAGCGTGCCACTGCCCAAGGGATTCCTTATGTAGCTGTTTTAGATACTCACGTTAACAAAGACAACATCCGAAACGGGTTTTTTGAACTTGATTGGAACAGTTTTTTTATTCAAGAGTTAATCAAGGTAGGGTATGGCACTGAGGCAAATCCCGAAGAAGAAACAGTGGATAGATGGTTTAAAGATCTTGCTAGAAATATTCTATCCGAAGATGGATACGGAGACAATTCTGCAGGCAGTATAAATGTTGTTAATATTAACGATATAAGAAAATGACTGTAGATTATACTGATATTGTTAAAAAATATGATTTTTCCTCTGTGATTTTTCAAGATGAAATTGATCAAACTTGCAACATAGTAAAAGAAATAATTGACAGTGGAAATTATTTTGAAAACAGTCCCAAGTATCAAACCAAAGAAAATTTGTTTGCTCGAAACGAATCAGTTTGGTTAAAGTATAGAATGAGTTTTATGTTTGCTTGTTTTATGTATTTGGGCAAAGAGGTCAGTATCAAAGGAATAAATTGTTGGAGTTTTATGACCAGCCATGATGCCAATCAAGATCGATATCAATTGTGGCATCATCATCATCACAACTTGACAACAGCAAAAATATCAGGTATAATGTATTTAAATATCCCCAAAGATATTGATGCGTTTGATACTAGTGGCACTGAGTTTAGTATAGGGCATCCGGAAAAAGATCCTACGTTTTTTATTAAACCGGAATATTTTTCCTGGATGATATATCCTAGTAATCTTTGGCACAGGCCCGGACTGTGCCCTAGTGTTCAGAATCGATTCGTTCTTGCAGCAGATATGGAATACCAATGACTTTTATCCTTGTAGATACAGCAAATACATTTTTTCGTGCTAGGCACGTGATCAAAGGTGATGCAGATACCAAATTAGGTATGGCCATGCACATCACACTAAATGCCATTAAAAAAGCATGGCAAGATTTTGATGGAGCCCATGTGGTGTTTTGTCTCGAGGGGCGTAGTTGGCGAAAGGATCACTACGCACCGTACAAACGTAATCGGCAAGTCACACGAGCAGCCATGACTCAGAAAGAACAAGAAGAAGACAAACTCTTTTGGGAAACGTTTGACAAATTTAAAGAATTCATCAGTACTAAGACTAATTGTACTGTGTTGCAACATCCGCAATTAGAAGCAGACGATCTGATTGCTGGATTCATACAATCACATCCTGATTCCGATCATGTTATCATCTCAACTGACAGTGACTTTGCACAATTGATTTCGCCCAATGTTAAACAATATAACGGTGTTGCAGAAACATTGACCACACACACTGGTATATTTGACAAAAAAGGTCGAATGGTTGTAGATTCCAAAACTAAAGAACCCAAGGCTATACCCGATCCAGAATGGCTGCTATTTGAAAAATGTATTCGAGGTGACACCAGTGACAATGTGTTTAGTGCATATCCCGGAGTGCGTAAAACCAAGATGAAAGAAGCATTTGAAGATCGTAACAGCAAGGGGTTCGCGTGGAACAATCTCATGCTGCAACGTTGGGTCGACCACGAAGGAAAAGAGCACAAGGTGTTAGACGATTATAATCGCAATGTACAACTCATTGATTTGTCTGCACAGCCAACAGCAATCAAGACTATAATTAAAGAGACTATAGATATACAGACTACAGATCCAAAAAATGTAGATCAAGTAGGAATTAGATTGTTAAAATTTTGTAATCTGTTTGATTTGCAACGTGTTGCAGACAACATTCAGCAGTATGCTCAACCATTTCAAGCAAAATATGTATCAGACAATTCATCGGTATGAATAGTGCCGTAATCAAAGGAATAAAATAAATGAATATAACAGCAAAACCCATTGTAGATGGTAAATTTTGGATAGTTGAAGAAGATGGAGAGAAAGTAGCCACTTTGCACAAAAAAGAAAACAACAAATTTATGTTGAGTTCAAAAACGGGCGAAGCCACATTTAATAAAAAAGATGATCTAATAAGAAGATTTGGCAAAGATTTTTTTCAATCTAAAATCAAAAATGGGCCGCCTAATGCACAGGACAATGATGTACATACTTTTCCATCGGCGTCTAGGCCATATAATGCCATGTACGATGTTCAGAGAAAATTACCGTTGTATACCAAAAGTTCTCAAAGCAAAAGTTTATATTGTGCAGGATACTATGCCATTCAGTTTAACAAAGGATGGGTCAAAAGTTTTTGTCCCAAGTTGATCACTGTGGAAAGATATCCTTACAAAGGACCATTTCGAACAGAACTGGAATTAAAACAGGTGTTGAGCAATGTCAAGCCCGATTAATACCTATCCCATAACGTCTCTAATACAACAGATAAAAGCAGCAGATATCGGTCAACAAAAAGAGATTAGAATAGACATAAAAAATGCAAAATTGTTGTCTTATGCACTGGCTGAGATTCTCAGCAAGGTCAATCAAGACTACGAATCGTTGTTGAAAAATCTACAAAAAAGCACTGGTGACACTGTTACTGTGCAATTAGACGGAGGCGGATTTTCTAATCAGCAGTAGATAAATATATACGTAGTTTATGGAGAACCTATGAGTAGACCTAAACCGCGTATATTACTAGAATACGTCAATAAAAAGAATTATAAGTGCGAGCAAATACTCGACGCTGAAGCCATTTGGGCTGTTTTTTACAAGGATAAACCTTTTAATTTAAAAAGTTTTAACAGTCTTGTAAACTACCCCGGACCTAAGTATAAGAAAGTAAGTTTTTCTAATCCAGGTCATGCTGTTAATCTTGCTAAAAAATTGAACAGCCAATTTCAATGTCAAGATTTTACTGTAGCGGTGCTGACCAGCGGCACTATACTTAAATGATTACTCAAGAACTTTATACCAAAATGTTCTTAAAAGAGTGGGGTAAAAGTGTTGACCCCGCAAATGTTCGCTTATATAAACACACTTGGTGGTTCAATACTAGAACCAAAAAAGAAGGCGGTCTGCGCTTAACAGACAAGGGATTTGATTTTTTAACAGATATATTAAAAATAGCATCCTACGAAGTTCCATTTACGGATCAAATTGAGTTAAGCCCGCAAGTCATCATATTTTTGGATAAATTTTTGGACTGCCCATATTTTTTAGATTATGCAAGTTTAACCGTTTTTTCGGAAAAAAAATCTTTTGAACTTTATATGTTTTCGGACGATATTCGAAAATACGGTCTGATCAAAGCCATAAACAAACAAAAAAAATCCGAAGATAACTAGCCAAAATCTGTTGACAGACTACAGGTTCTGTTATACAATAAGCACTTAAACAGTTTTTTACAAGGAGCTAGTATGTCAGAAATATCCACCCGCACTGTAGGACCTAAGGCCGCTAAACGTGCCGTCCAAAAAGCATTTAAACATAATCGTCCTTTGTTCTTGTGGGGTCCCCCGGGCATTGGCAAAAGTGAGATTGTTCACCAAATTGGAGCAGACATTGATGCTCTTGTTATTGATATTCGTTTGAGTCTGTGGGAACCTACAGACATTAAAGGCATTCCATATTTTGATAGCAACACTAGCAAAATGGTTTGGGCTCCTCCTTCAGAACTGCCTGATCAAATCGTAGCAGACCAACATAAACAGATTATTTTGTTCATGGATGAAATGAACAGTGCGGCTCCTGCTGTTCAAGCCGCTGCCTATCAGTTGGTGTTAAATCGTCGTGTTGGCACTTATAAACTGCCCGACAATGTCTTAATTGTTGCCGCTGGCAATCGTGAGGCTGACAAAGGTGTTACATATCGTATGCCGGCTCCGTTGGCTAATCGCTTCATCCACTTGGAAATGCGTGTAGACTTTGACGACTGGTTTGAGTGGGCTACTACAAATCGTATCCACAAAGACGTTGCAGGATTCTTACAATTCTCTAAAAAGGATTTGTATGACTTTGATCCTAAGAGCAATAGCCGCTCGTTTGCTACTCCACGTAGCTGGACATTTATTTCAGAATTGTTATCTGAAGATGATGGCGACGAGAACACATTAGCGGATTTGATCTCCGGTGGTGTAGGAGAAGGTCTTGCTATTAAGTTTATGGCGCACCGCAAGGTTGCCGGTAAATTGCCTAATCCTAGCGACATTCTTAAAGGCAAGGTTAAGAAAATGGAGACTAAAGAAATCTCCGCTATGTATTCTTTGACGGTGTCATTGTGTTATGAACTCAAAGATGCGGCCGACAAAAATGCCAAAGATTGGAACAATCAAGTCAACTATTTCTTCGAATTTATGATGAATAATTTTGAAACTGAGTTGGTTGTTATGGGTACTAAACTTGCATTGACCCAATATCAATTGCCGTTGGATCCGGATGAGATTACCTGCTTTGATGCCTTCCATGCCAAATATGGCAAGTACATTAGCCAAGCAACCGAACGCCGCTGATCTAGTTCAAAATCAATTGACAGGACCTTAGGGTCCTGTTATAATATATACATTATACAAAGGAACAGTTATGTCTGAATTAGATCCCATTGTCGATAAAATTGTTGTGGCTCGGATTGGTCTACTGCTACGGCATCCATTCTTTGGTAACATGGCTACTCGTTTGCGAATTGTAGATGGCAGCGCATGGTGTAACACTGCCGCAACTGACGGCAGATCATTATTTTACAGTCGACAATTTTTTCAAGATCTTACCCCAAAACAAGTAGAATTTGTCATTGCACATGAAATTTTGCACAATGTTTTTGATCACATGATGCGTGTAGAAGGTCGTGACCGAAGCATTTGGAATGCCGCAGCCGACTACTGTGTCAATGGACAATTGGTACGTGATAAAATTGGTGAAGTTCCCCCTAAAATTAAAATTTTCCATGATCCCAAACATTACGGTAAAAGTTGCGAGCAGGTATACGACGAAATTTACAATGAAGAAGATGAAAAAAGTCTCGCTATGCTGGGTCAACTGTTGGACGAGCATATCGATTGGGAAAAGGACAGTGACGGCACTGATCGTCCCCAACATAGCAAAGAAGAATTGCGAAAAATTCGAGATGAGGTCAAAGATGCAGTGATGCAGGCAGCGAGTGCGGCAGGTGCTGGTAATATTCCGTCATCTGTGGCTCGAATGATCAAAGACATGACTGAGTCTAAAATGAATTGGCGGCAAATTATTCGGCAGCAAATTCAAAGCACTATCCGTAATGACTATACATTTGCTCGACCCAGTCGTAAGGGATGGCACATTGGTGCAATACTGCCAGGCATGAATTATCTCGAAACAATTGACATTGCAGTCAGTCTTGACATGAGTGGATCTATTTCAAACGAGATGGCACAAGACTTTCTCGGCGAGATTAAAAACATCATGGAGGAATTTAAAGATTACAAAATTAAATTGTGGACGTTCGATACTCGTGTATACAATGAACAAGACTTTGATGCCCACGGTGGTAGTGATCTTTTAGATTATGATATTCAAGGTGGTGGTGGAACAGAATTCGACGTCAACTGGGACTATATGAAAGAACATGATATTAATCCTAAAAAGTTTATCATGTTTACTGACGGATATCCGTATGGTTCATGGGGTGATGAAAACTACTGTGATACTGTATTTGTCATCCACGGTAACGATTCAATTGTTCCTCCATTTGGCACTGTAGCATACTATGACGCAGTTACTGAAGATTGATGCGGATGCGTTCTCAGCGGGTCAAATTGAAAGTAAGATTTGGGCCGCTGAACAACTAGAATCGATTGTTAACGATCTCAATATCGGCCCGCTGAGAATGTATGTACTCGGAGGCTGGTATTCTCTTTTGCATTTTATTCTGTCAGTACGAAAAAACATTGCTATTGAGTATTGCAGGAGTATAGATTTAGATCCTATCGTGTCTTATAATGCTAATAAAATTAATAATTCGTGGGAACTTCAAAATTGGAAATTTCGTGCCTATCCATTTGATGCTAATGATGTAAACTATGCACAAGAAAAAATCAATTGTGTAATTAACACTAGCACAGAGCATTTTGATAATAACAATTGGTTTGAAAATATCAGCAAAGGCGCCTTGGTATTACTGCAAGGTAATGATCTTGTAATCAACGATCATGTATCAAGACCCGAATCTTTAGAACATTTCATCAATAAATATCCAGTAAAAAATTTAAAATTTTCCGGAACGATGAATTTTCAATTTAAAAATATGTCTTATAATAGACACATGATTATTGGCATTAAATGAATAAACTCAAAGTAAATCCGTTAAATATTTTTGATATTAGGCGTGTGCAATTCCCAGCACATCATTTTTTTTACACCGACGAAGTTTCAACTACTAATTTAAAAAAAATAGATGACTGGATTTATCGTCATCTTAAAGGAAGATATTTTACAGGCGACGGACTTGCGCTACATAACAATACCATTGAATATATTCATAAAATTGGATTCGAAGTTGAAAAAGAATTAAGTTTTTTCAAACTTGCCTGCCCGCATTTAGTACATAGATAATTAAAGTAAAGGAGATGTCTCATGACTGAAAACACAACACAAGAACCAACACAACAACCAATTCCACCAGAAGGTACTGCGCCACCGGTTGACAACGATTTAAATATCAGCGATCTCAATGCTATGAAAATGATCATTGATGTTGCCAGTACACGCGGTGCCTTTAAACCTAGCGAAATGGTTTTGGTAGGACAAACATACAATAAACTAGTGAATTTTTTAAATTCCGCACAGAAAGGACCAGCAAATGGTTGAACTTAAACATGTAGGCAGAGTCAAAGCCACAGGCAAAAAATGTCTTGTGGCATATCGAACACTGCCAGGCGATGCATATCACGCCGTTATTATTCCTACTGAAAATTTACCAGACAGTTATCACGATGCACTGATTCAACTGGTAGAATCTAGTTCAGCACAGGATAGTTATGAATTGGCTGATGTATTGAGTAGAACTAATTTTCCTGATGGGTCAACTATGTTGGCAGCACTACATACGCAAGGCCGCATGATTCGTGTTCCTACTAGTGATATCTCAATGACGCCTACACTGAGTGAAAGCATTAATCTTGACGAACTCAACGCATTGATTGCTGAACAGCGTGGTATTGCCATAGATGATCTTCATATTAAATCTGAAAACTCACAAACTGAGATCAAAGAAATAGTAGAAGTAAAAGACATTACTCCTCCCAAAGATGAAGAGCACATGACTTCTGTTGATCGTGCAGCCAAATATAGAAGCGAGGCTGATAGATTATACAAAGAAGCAGCCAAACTTAGAAAACTGGCTTTGGAATTAGATCCAAAAGAAAAGTGATTTTAAAAAAAACTTTGCCTAAAGAAGTGATAGATCATTGGCCTGAAGTTTTCGGTGAAATTAATTTAAAAGTTATTCCAATAAGGTATTTGGATTCAATACTCATTAGTTTTAAAGACGGCAGATCTTGGAGTATCTCTGTGAGATCAAAACTTAGAGGTAATGATACTTCAAAAGTAGAAGCAGAACTGCAAGAATTTTTTACTGCATACGATGATGCTATTAGTAATATTGATTTCAAACTAGATACCGAAAAAGTAAAACGTGATATATTAAAGATCACAGGTAAATTTTTAAAGAAAAGAAAATTGTGAAAGTACAACTGGTAAGTCATAGTCAGCCAACTGCTGAATTTCAGCAACTAAAAATCAATGATGCACAAGATCTTGTAGCGTATTGTGCCAGAGTAAGTAATCCTGCTAATCAATTTAACACAGAAACCAGTGAAAAACTAATTGGCTACTTAATCAAACATCAGCACTGGTCGCCTCTTGAAATGGTCAGTATGTGTTTAGAAATTGAAACTACTAGAGACATTGCACGACAAATTTTACGTCATAGAAGTTTTTCGTTTCAAGAATTCAGTCAACGTTATGCTGATCCCACAGCAGAAATGACCGAAGCGTTTGTTGTTCGTGAAGCAAGATTTCAGGACACAAAGAATCGACAAAACAGTGTTGAGTTTGATATGTCCGACGAAAGCCAACGTTTACTGGCTATTGAATGGGAACGTGCTCAAAAACGAGTATTGTACACTGTTGAGAAAGAGTACAAATGGGCCATTACCAACGGCATTGCTAAAGAACAGGCTCGTGCTCTATTGCCAGAAGGACTCACTATGAGTCGCATGTATATGAACGGAACATTACGTTCATGGATTCATTATATTGAACTGCGTAGTTCTAATGGCACACAAAAAGAACATATGGAAATTGCTAAAGAATGTGCAGTGGTAATCAGCACAATATTTCCTCTGGCTAAAAAATTGCTCAATGAGCAATAAATAATTTAGGATATGCTTTTTCAAACTGACTATGCAGCCATGCATAGTCATTTATTTTGGCTATTTTTAGTGTGTCTAAACTATTAGATAATGCATATTTATTACCAGCCTTGGCTCCTAATACTGCGTAACCCCCATTAGGTTTCGACAGGCCCTTGGTCATCCACGTTTGCAATCGTTCTTGGCTTTCAGCATCGTCCTGTAGTGTTAACTTAACTGCTTCTCTAAATGCACTGCGCCACGCTACATAAGGATTTTTTCCAATAGTATGAATAGCAGCAACTTCAGGTAAAATTTTTATTTGATCACTGAGACTTGTAGTAATATCAACTTTGCCGATATGCTCTATATCAAATAAAAATTTTGGTAATAGTTTAATTCCACCATTGCCGTAGAC